CTGATGATGCAGTGCCTATAGCTTGTGACGAGAAAGTATAAGTTGTTTCCGAGCCACTGTTGACTGAACTATCAGTAAATGTAACTGATGTGTCTCCAGTATAATTAACATCAGCACCAAAATCAGACGTATCTGCAAAGTCCAACTGGAAGCCGTTTTGGCCATATCCTGTACCTGCCGCGTAAAATCTTAACTCACCAACTTCAATCTCATTACCGCCGCCCTGTTGTAGAGTTATGTCGATACGATACTTTTCATAACTTGTTGTATTAGTAAAAGTGTAAAGGCGTGTTTCACCTAAAGACCAAGCAGCCTCACCAGTGACAGTTGCAAGCGTGTCCCATGATGCTCCGTTGTATCCTTCAATAGTCCAGTTCTTTGGCATATCAGACGTAGAAGCAGAACCTGAAGGTCCACACGAGATTGAATAGGACGTAGAAATAACACCGTTGCCACTTCCTCTGTCGTACTCAAGCCAAGCTGGAGTTGCAGATGAAATCCAACGAGTAGATGTATTTCCGTCAAAAGCGTTAGCTGGAACGTAGGTTAAAAATGTGGTTTCTGCTGATGCTGTACCACCAACTGAAACATTGTCAGTTGTTGTTGTAGCACCAGTAAACTCAATAGGATTCCAAAATCCATCGTCATCAGTTTCACCGAAACTAGTAGCATCAAGTGCAGCGCCGTCAACTAAGATTGGGAGAGCCATGAGGCCGTCCATATACTGACTAGCCCAGATAGAAGTTCCTAATGTATGAAGTACAGTGTTATTGATCTGACCGTCATAGTTTAGTGCTGGGTATACAGATGTATTAAAAGCTGTAAGTTGGGTTCCGTTTAAATACATCTTGATACGATTGGACGACGTACCTTGAGTTGTATCAAACGCAACGACTAAGTGATACCAAGCTGATGGATCACGAATTACACCAGCGAATTGAAGCTGGTTATCGAGAGAGCCGGGGTAACTTAGAACCTCAAAACACCCGTCATTGCTTGATGTGTACCGAATACCCCACATGCTTGTCGACGTATTGTCGGTGGCTATAAAAATGCCGTTGTTTGCAGCAATTTCTAAACCCTTTACCCAAACACTAAAAGTCCAAGTCTTACGATTACCAGCAACAGATGGTGTGCGTGACAGGTACGCACTGTCGTCGTCGTTAAACAGTAACGATTGTTCAATTAAATAATCACTTGCTGCCGCTGAAACTGCACCTAAAAGTAGGTTATTAGAAAATACCATGTAACTTTTTCTCCGTTATATTTTTTATTTAATATCTAATGATGCAATTGCTTGAACAGCAGTTGAAGTATATACGATATAGTCTATCCTATCTACCGCTGAAACACCAGTTGATAATGTAGGTGCAGTACCACCTATAAAGTCCCAACTTGTTCCATAACTTAATGTTCTACCACCTGTTCCATCTTGAACTATAATAATACTTCCTGTTTGTCCTGCTACACAATTAGTAGGATTTCCTAATGCTCTATTACCTGCTAGTTGAACAATAAAGTTCTGAGCAGTATTAAAGTTAACTGCAATTGTAGCACCATCAGTTAATGAAGCATACTGAGCTACAGCTGCTCCATTCATCGTTAATCGTTTAGCTCCTGCAACTGTCCCAATTCCTAAAGAACTTACATCAACTTCTTGTGCTGATACAGTGCCTGTAATCGTACCACCAGCTAGTGGGAGTCTAGAAGCTATGCTTGTAGCCAGTGTAGCTGACAAAGCTACTGCATAGTCACTCACGGACGTTATTCGTGTATTAGCAGTACCAATACTTGTAGCCATTGTAGCTGACAGTGCTGTAATTGCAGTATTGCTATTACCAATGCTAGTTGCTAATGTTGAAGATAATGCAACTGCAAAATCGCTTACAGATGTAATTCTTGTATTTGCAGTTCCAATACTTGTAGCCATTGTCGCTGACAAAGCTACTGCAAAATCACTTACTGAAGTAATTCTTGTATTTGCAGTACCGATACTAGTAGCCATAGTTGCTGACAAAGCTGTAATTGCAGTGTTACTATTACTAATACTTGTGGCTAGTGTTGCTGATACAGCTGCAAGTTCAGCATCAGTTACAAACCCTGTACCATCTCCAATAACTCCATTAATTGACGTAATTGCAGCTAAGTTTACAGATGTAAGTGCTGATACAGCTGCAATTACTGTATTACTGTTGCCAATACTTGTCGCCATCGTTGCCGACAGAGCTACAGCATAGTCGCTTACAGATGTGATACGAGTATTGGCAGTACCGATGCTAGTAGCCATTGTAGCTGACAGTGCTGTAATACTATCATTAACTGATGTAATCTGTGTAGCATTTGGAATTGCAGCACCTGCAATATAAATATTCGTGTCTGCATATAGATTAGCTGCGCTTACGTTTCCTGAGAATACTGCATTAGCTGCACTAACCATTCCTGTAATCTGAGTACTTGAAACAACAACTAAGTTATTAGCTGTAAAGTTAGTTACTGATGTACCGAAACCAATAACATTAAGTACGTTAGCAGTCATGATGCTACAGGAAACAATAGCTGAGTTAATTTGTCCTGCATCAATAGAAGTAACTACAATATTAGAAACTGAAGTAGTTCCGCTTACAGTAAAACTGCCCCCAACAAAAGTATCACCTGTAATACTTACATTAGATGATGCATTTAAATATTCAGTTGTAAAAGTTGAGCCTCTAATCTCAGCTACAGAAATACTTGTAGGAATAGTAGCACTTGTAACTTGTCCTACAGAGTTAACAGTTATAAGAGATACAGGGCCATATGTAGCTGCGCTAACTCCAGTAGTGTTAAGAGCGATAGTAGGATTACCAGACGTACCATTTGCATTTGTAATTGAAACTCCTGCACCACCAGTTAATGTTCTACCATAAGCAGTTCCACCGTCTACGGCAATCATACCAGTAGCGCCTGTAATATCAGCCAAAGCATTTAAACTAGAAACATTAGCAGTTAGTTGAACACCGCCAATTTGGAAATCTCCGTTAACATTTAATATTGAATTAGAAAGTTGTAATGGAGAAGCAGTACCTTCACCGTCTTGAACAGTACGGACAGTTGTATCAATACCGCTATTATTGTTATCAATATTAAGCAGACCTTTATAGGTATTTGCGATTGTTCTTCCGGTAAACGTAGACATTATTACTCCTTAAATGTTCTGCCAATCAGTATTGATATCTTCCCAATTCGTACTTACAAGCTGCCATTCTAAATTACGATCAATATTAGGATCAGGTCTTGGATCACGAATTGTCTCATTATCTTTTAAGTTAGCAGTGAAATTCTGTGGGTGATTAACTAAATCAAATGCACCTTCAAAATCTGTTGGACATACACGTAGTTTATATGAGTTATACTTTAACTCTCGAAGAGGATATCTCCAACCGCATATATCACATAAACCTACTGCATGTTTATCACTTGCCATTAGACTTTATTATACCCTACTTAATTTTGGTTTGAAAAATAAACTTGTACGTTCACGGTCTTCCATTTGAGCATTACTGAGTAATTCTTCATAATTCTGTTTAAGTAAACCAATACGTTCATTTGCTACATTAGGTCGTTTCATTGCCATATAGTAAGCAAGTCCCATTGTCAGACAGGGTAAAAAACGAGTTGGAATATCTACGTTTTCAGCTATAACATTTTCAACATCTTGAATCTTATGAATCTGTTCTAGTTTTAACATATCAGTTGAGTTTTCAGGAATAGGATATACAAACATTTCTGGATTATCTCTTCCTCTACGAATTGCGTATTGAGAAGGTCTTCCAGTTTGAGATTTATTATTAATTTGTAAATATTCTTCCATTGAAATACGAATCATTCCAAGATCACGATCATCTCTATTAACAACTGCTTCTAAAATATCAATTGTAGAAGATGTTAATGCATAAGAGGTAACCGATGTTGTAACTGAAATAGCTGTAGTTTTCACAGTCCATAAGTTAATGCTTCGATTCTGCCAATCTGTAAGTACAAGATTAATGGATCGTTTAGCTGACGTTACTTCATTACCGAGTACAACTTCACCACCAATAAGCTCACTAGCTTCTTGAATGATTGTATCTACATCCAGATTAAAGTTATATGTACCGCTAGTAGCCATGTTTATTTCCTTTTACCGTTACCATACTTTTTACCTGCTCTTTTAAATGAACGATTAACTTTAGCAGGAACAACTCGTAAATTACTTTTAGAATTATTAGATGTACGCCTATTCTTATGATCTACATCCTTACCATCACCTTTTTTAACAAGCCCTGCTTTCATAAGTTTAGCACGAGCAGCATTTCTTTGGGTACGTTTTTTAATTTGTTCTGGTTTACTTTTATATTTATTTTCTTGTTTATAGTTTCTTTTATACGTAGGAGAACTGGGCATGATTTAAAAATCCTTTATTTACGTTTAATTCCACGAACTAACTTTTGACCTTTAGGAGGAGATTTTTTAGACCCTTTTGAACCTGCCCAGAAAAACTTATCAGCCCAATACGCAGCACTTGTTTTACCTTTTGCAATATTCTTACCGTGTCTAGCTTTAAAGGATTTACGAGCTTCAGGTGAATAGTTATGACCCATCTT